AGTCGGTTGGCACCCCCGGCACCACCCCCGGCACCTCGCTCGTTCTGCTGCAAGCGCAACAGAAGCTGAACGAAGCCGCTGCGGTGATGAACCCCCGCTACGCCACCGTTAACCCGGCGGCCAACGCGGCGCTGGTTGAAGGCATGAAGGGCCTCTTCAACCCGACCTCCACCATCAGCCGTCAGTTTAAAAACGGCATGATGGGCGAAGGCATCCTCGGGCTGGATGAAGTCAACATGTCGCAGTCGATCAAGCAGTTCACGACTGGCAGCCGGACTGGTACGCACACTGTGACGACCACCGTGTCGTCGCAAGGCGCGACCACCATCGCCATCACCGGCACGGGTTCGCAGGTCATCAAGCAAGGTGACGTGTTTACCATCGCCAACGTGTACGCGGTGAACCCGCAGACCCGTGAATCGACTGGCTCGCTTCAGCAGTTTGTTGCGACCGCCGATGCGACCGCTTCCAGCGGTTCGTACACGGTCAGCGTCAGCCCGGCGATTTACACCAGCTCGCAAGCTCTGGCGACCGTGGACTCGTTCCCGCAAGCCAGCGCGGCTGTGACGTTCTTGGGCAGCGCAAGCACCCAGTACCCGCAGAACCTGGTGTACCACCGCGATGCGATTTCGTTTGCGACCGCCGACCTGCTGATGCCGCAAGGCGTGGACATGGCCTCGCGCCAGGTTCACAACGGCATCTCGATGCGTATCGTACGGCAATACGACATCAATAATGACAGGCTGCCTTGTCGCATCGATGTACTTTATGGTTTTTCTGTCATCCGTCCGCAAATGGCCGTTCGTCTCTGGGGCTAACCCTCTAGAGAGTTGACAGTACGGCACTAGTGCGACCACACTAGTTCTCTATAATCAGAGACTAGTGTGGTCCTTTCACAGATTTGAAAGGATTGAATCATGGCTCTTCCTAATGGTGCAGGTGGCTATCAGCTCGGCGACGGTAATTTGACCGAAGCCGTTCTGGGCGTACAAACCATCCCGACGACGCTGACTGGCGACACCACTTTGACCGCTGCGCAGATGGCGCTCGGGCTTGTGGTTTGCCAAAAAGCCAGTGACGCAACGCTGACCGTGACGTTTGACACGGCGGCCAATCTTGACGCAGCTATCCCCAGCGCCAAGGTCGGTTCGTCGTTTATGCTGACGATCACGAACAACAACAACAGCGGCGCGTCTTCGACCGTTCCGATCACCACCGGATCGGGCATCACCGTTTATGGCTCAGTTACGGTGCCGCGTTTTGGCGCGTACACGTACCTGCTCGTCAAGACCGGCGATGCGGCTTGGTCTGCGTTCCTGATGTAACCTATGGGGGCTTCGGCCCCCGCATTTAAGGAGGTTACTATGGCGAATAATAAGCCGGTTGGGGTGGCGTATTCTGACCCTTCACTCACGGCGTTTTATCTCAACGCTCCGGTCACCAAGACCGCCAGCTTCACGCTGGGCGATGAGGAAAACTACGTGATCTGTAACGGCTCTGCTGCCAACGTCTCCGTGACGTTGCCCAGCGGTTCTGCTTACATCGGTCGGACCGTCACGATCAAAAATCTGTCAGGCACCTATACGGTGATTTCGGCGTCCTCAAACGTCAAGCCACTCGCATCAGGCACCGCAGGCACGGCCATTCTGGCCGCGACTGCAGGCAAGTTTGCGACGCTGGTTTGCGAAGACGGGACCAACTGGGTCATCATGGCGGCTGCTTAAACGGACGGGGGCTTCGGCCCCCGACTTCTATGCCTATCATCTATCTAAGACACCCAGTCCACGGCGATAAGGTAGCAATTGCCGAGCAAGAAGCCGAATTTGATGAACAAAACGGCTGGACGCGCTATACTCTTGACGAGCCACAGCCTACGGTGTCGCCGCCGGTAAACGAGCTGCGACCGCGCCGTCGTCGGGAGCAAGGTAATGCAGGCGTACTATGATGTTGTCGTAAACACCGGCAACGACCCTGTTGCAAATGCCAGTGTCTTTGTCTACGACGCCACAGGCGCGCTTGCTACTATCTATGATTCTTCAGTACCGGTAGCTGCCGAAGTATTGGCAAGCAACGGTACACCTTACTTCCTATCCCCGCTTCTTGTCGTCCCTCAAGCCAACCCGATTACCACGGGCTTAGACGGACGCTACCTGTTTTTTGCTGCCAACGGCATCTACACCGTTGTCATCACCGCTAACGGGTATAACACCAAAACGCTCACGGTATCGCTTAACGATCCGTCAGACGCGCTAGGCATTACGTACACCACGTACACAACTGCGCCCAACAATCTGGTCAACGCTGCGTCGCTGCAGCCAAAAGTCAGCACCGCAAGCGGTGACCTTGCGCTGGTCCCAAAAGGACAAGGCGCGCTGTTGGGGCAGGTGCCTACAGGAACGGCTGCGGGCGGTAACAAACGCGGGAGCTGGGCTGTTGATTGGCAAACCAAACGCGCTGCTGCCGATCAGGTTGCAAGTGGGGCCGCAGCGGTAATTGGTGGTGGTGAGAACAACAAATCATCTAACTTTGACTCTACAGTCGCCGGAGGTTCTTTCAATCAAGCCACCGGTATTGCATCTACTGTAGGCGGTGGTAGCAGCAATCAGGCAACTGGCAACCAATCAACTGTTGCGGGTGGATCGAGCAACCTTGCGACAAACTCCCAAGCAACGATTGGCGGCGGACGGTTTAATGCTGCGTCAGGGCAGTACGCAACGATTGCTGGTGGACAAGACATCACAGCATCCGGCAACTATACGTTTAACGGTGGCGGTGAACTTAATGTTGTGTCTGGCGCGTATGCTTCTGTATTAAGCGGGTACGCTAATCTTGCAGACGCTAAAAATAGCGCTGTACTTGGCGGTGCTTACGGCACAACCCGAGGAATTATCGGGTACGCAGCATTTCCTTCACACGATTCTCCGATTGCTGCTGCAGCCGGCGTGTCGCAGGGCGGGCTAGTAATTCTTGGCCGGCAAACGACAAATGCCACGCCAACAATTCTTAGCTCGGACGCAAACGCCGCAGGCGCAACCAATCAGCTTATCCTTGCCAACAACTCTGCGGCCTATGTTTTTGGCTATGTTATTGCTAACGTCACCGGCGCGGGCGACACAAAATCTTGGATTATGTCTGCTACGGTTAAGCGCGGCGCGAACGCTGCATCGACAACTGTAGTTGGGTCAATTGTCGCTTCGCAACAGGCAGACGCGGGCGCATCAACTTGGGATGTGACTGTTGCTGCTGACACGACAAACGGCGGTCTTGCGGTAACGGTGACGGGTCAGGCTTCAACGACGATTCGTTGGGCGTGCAAGTTGGAAACGGTGGAAGTGGCTTACTAAGGACATGCTATGACCGTTTTAACATTAAGCGGCAATCAGGTTACATCAGGTGAACTCATCACCGGCGCGTTGCGCTTGCTGGGTGTTGTAGCGGAAGGCGAGCTTCCGTCGTCTGAAACCGCTGCCGATTCTCTGGTTGCGATGAACCAGATGATCGAGTCGTGGAACACCGAGCGGCTGTCGGTTTTCTCAACGCAAGATCAAATCTTCAGTTGGCCGGCAACCGTAATCAGCCGCACGATGGGGCCGACAGGTGATTTTGTCGGCAACCGGCCCATTTTAATTGATGACTCGACGTACTTCAAAGACCCGTCCACCGGCGTCTCGTACGGTTTAAAGCTCATCAACCAGCAGCAGTACAACGGGATTGCGCTAAAAACGGTGCGAAGCACCTACCCGCAAGTCATGTGGGTCAACATGACCTACCCCAACATTGACATGTATATCTATCCAGTACCGACGCGGGTGCTGGAGTTTCACATTGTGTCGGTGGAAGAGCTGTCGCAGCCAGCTAACTTTTCTACTACGCTAGCGTTCCCGCCAGGCTACCTGCGAGCGTTTCGGTACAACTTGGCGTGTGAACTAGCGCCTGAGTTTGGTGTTGAGCCGTCCCGGCAAGTGCAGCGAATTGCTATGTCGTCCAAGCGTAATATAAAACGCATCAACAATCCCGACGACATTATGGCAATCCCATATAGCATCGTCGGGACGCGCCAACGCTACAACATCTACGCGGGCAATTTCTGAGTATGAAGTCGCCTATCCTCGGCGCCGCTTATGTTGCCCGCAGCATCAACGCTGCGGACAACCGGCTCATCAACATGTACCCCGAGTCTACGCCGGATGGCGGCAAGACGGCTGCGTACTTTCAACGAGTGCCGGGGATTCAGGGTGTTTTTAACTTAGGTGGGACCGGCGCTGTTCGCGGCATGTGGGTAGTCAAGAACGTCTTGTACGCGGTGGTGGGCACGCGGTTTATCTCACTAACAGGGATCGGCACTAGCATCGTCACGCCCACTACAATTAGCTCCAGCATCTCAGGCACTGGTCCCGTTAGCATGGTGGACAACGGCGTGCAGATTTTTATCGCGGCCAATCCAGACGGCT